ACAAGGCATTGAAATAAAGCACGATCAACGCTTTAAACGAAACAGCAACAATCTATTCGTTTCTGTCAAACGCACCTATTGGGATAGGGAAGTAACTAGCGGCATTATGAAGGAACACAACAAAAGATTTTATGTACAAGGTAACGAAGAAAAGTTCTATATTTTTAGCCTTCAACAAATAAGAAAATACTACTTACAAAAAAACCCAGTGTTGATTAAAGGTTACAAAACAGCAGGCGGTGGACGTGAGTATGGTTTTTTGCTTAACGAACAGCAAGCTGACCAATTAGCATTTGAAGTATTTAGCAACCAATTAGAATTAACTTTTTAATATGATACCTAAAAAAATACACCAGATTTATTTTGATTTCTACGGCAAAGGTTTTGAATCTAATGATATATTTGTACAAAGCCAAAACAGTTTTAAAGAACTGCACAAAGACTACGAGTATAAATTATGGAATGAGGAAGAATGCGAACAAATAGTTAAAAGCAACTTCCCACAGTATTATAGTTTCTATAAGAATATGCGACATAAGATACAGCAAGTTGATTTTGCAAGGTGTGTAATACTCTATGTTGAAGGCGGTTTATATGCAGACCTAGATATGATATGCCTAAAAAGTGTTGACCCATTGCTTGAACATAATATTGTTTTTCATAATGTAAAAGATGTTCACCCTAATTACAGTTTTATCGAGAATGATATAATGGCTTGCAAAAAGGGTAGCGAATTATTTAAAAAGATTATAGAGCATCAAGAGGATAATTATAATACAGTTTCACAGAAAGAAATATACAATGTTTGGAAAATTAGGTTTATACTCCAAACAACTGGCCCAAAGTATGTGAGCAGAATTGTAAAAAAATACTTGAAAAAATATAAGCCATTTCGTAATATTGTTTATACTCAAAAACATATTGGCGAATACAACAAAGAAGGTTACTACTTCCAGGACTTCAAAATGAACAGCTGGGTTAATACACTTTAAAGATATGGATTACATAATAACCTGCATAAGTCACAACAGACACGAAAACATAAATGCATTTTTTAAAGTTATAGGCACTAAAGAAATTGTTTTTTTTGTAAAGGATGAGCAAGACAAAAAACTTTACTTACAAAACGGGGCTAAAGAAGTTATTGTTTCTGGTACGTTAATGGACAGTAGAAACGCAAGCCTTGAATATTGTTTTAAACAAAATAAAATTTGCATACAATTAAGTGATGACCTAGAAAAGATAATGACAAATGATTTTACAGGCAAAAGAACGCATAGTTACACAGATGCAAATAATGTAATTGAAACAGTAATGCCACACTTTATAGGAAGTGATTATTATTTTGCAGGCTTCCCACCAACTAACAACCCTTTCTTTTCATTAAAGGAATACGAGTACGATAAATTTATTGTCGGTGATTTTATTATAATAAAACCAAACAAGTTGAGGTTTGATACCAACCTAAGGCTAAAGGAGGACTATGATTACACACTACAACATATAAAAGAGCTGAACGGTTGTATTAGGTATGGAGCGTTCTTAAATAGCTTTAAACACTATTCAAACAAAGGTGGTGCAGTTGCATATAGGACAAGCCAACTAGAGCAAGAAACAATTAAATACCTCCAAAAAAAGTGGGGCGAATGTATAAAGTTAAACTCAAAACGTGAAAACGAAATACTAATAAACAAAAACAGTAAACAAATACTACTAAGTAAACAGCAAAGTTTATTTTGAACAAGAGTACAGTAGAAGAATTTTATTACCTTGCCCTTTTAGATATAAAAGAAGGGGTTTCATTACAAGAACTAGAAGATGTAATACAACTCTATGAGGATATAGAAAATTACGAAGCCTGTGCAGGGATTTTAAAAGCAGTAAACGAAGCAAGATACGATACAATAAACAACCTAAAATTAAAAACAAATGGAGATACTACAAGAGATTAAACACCTAGTCGAAAAAGAACTAGAATTAAACCTAGCCTTTAAAACACGGAAAAGAGAATATGTTTTCGCAAGAGCAGTCTATTATAGGCTATGTAAAGAGTTTACCAAATGCTCATTAACCGCAATAGGGAAAGAGGTAAACAAAGACCACGCAACAGTAATACACGGTCTAAAGATATTTAAGTCTTTTCAAACATTCCCGAATATGTACCAACCAGAGCTAAGAGCATACAACAATATCTACCCAATTTTAAAAAAGGTAAGTGATGAACTAAAGAAGGATATGCCTGAAACACTATTGGAAAGAATAACAAATGAAAGACAGGAAATGATGAACGAAAGAAACAAAAGCATACAAGACTATAACACACTAAAAGACAAACACAATAAGCTACTCAAATATTTTAGTAAGTACGAAAAGAATGCTTATGATAAATACGCAGAGATATGAAGCTGTAAATTGCTTCTTACAAAAACTTAAACATATATACTGATAATTAAAGAACAAAGTTAAACATATATACTGATAAAAAATAAGAAACAATGATGGGAAGCGCACTAATGGTTTTTTTACTCTTTTGGGTAATTACAATTGCATCAATATGGACTTACTTCGAGGACTATTATAAAGACGATGGGCAAGATGGTATTTAACAAACCGTTACAAATCTTATTGTTTAATTAATTAATGTATTTTAATTATGGACGGTAGAAAGAATAACGGAGGACATTCGACAAAAGGTTTTGCAGGACGTAAACCAAAGAGCGAAGAAATAAAATTAGTTGAAAGGCTTAGCCCATTAGAAGATGATGCACTAGCTGCAATGGCGGAAGGTGTAAAGTCAGGGGATATTAAATGGGTGCAGTTGTATTTAAGTTACTACCTTGGTAAACCAAAAGAAACCAGAGATATTACCATCAACGAAGATATGCCACTATTCTTAGACTAAATGCAGGTATCTACAACCAAAGCATTAGGCAAGCTAAGAAAGCTAGACAGCCGTATTAAAATTGTAAGGGGTGGAACGAGTGCAGGTAAAACTATCTGCATTCTTCTTATCCTTATAGATTACGCTATACGAAACAAAGGCAAAGAAATTAGTGTAGTAAGTGAAAGCATACCACACCTTCGTAGAGGTGCTTTAAAGGACTTCTTAGGCATTTTAAAGGGAATGAACAGGTATAAGGATAGCCAGTTCAATAAGAGTACCTTAAAATACATATTTACAAATGGCAGTTATATTGAGTTCTTTAGTACCGACCAGGCTGATAAGCTAAGGGGAGCAAGGAGAACAGACCTATATATCAATGAGTGCAACAATGTACCCTTTGATGCTTACCAGCAATTAGTAGTTAGAACAAGTGGCGACATCTGGTTAGACTATAACCCAGCTGCTTTGTTTTGGGTAGACAAGGAATTAATAGGAAAAGAAGATACCGACTTTATTACACTAACCTACAAGGACAATGATTCACTATCTGCAAGTATTGTAAAGGAAATAGAAAAAGCAAAACACAAGGGTAAGACCTCAACCTACTGGGCAAACTGGTGGCGAGTGTACGGACTTGGAGAGCTTGGTTCTTTAGAGGGAGCTTGCATACCTGACTGGAAAGAAATAGATACCGTGCCAACAGAAGCTAGACTACTAGGATATGGAATGGACTTTGGGTATTCTGTTGACCCTACAACTTTGATAGCATTATATAAGTGGAACGATGCCTACATATATGATGAAGTACTTTATAAGAAAGGAATGCTTAACAGGGATATTAGTAGATTCCTAGATGCAAACGATATAAGGGAAACTATTGTAGCTGATTCAGCAGAACCTAAATCAATAGCAGAATTACAACAATACGGACACAATATACACGGTGTGAGTAAAGGCAGGGATTCAGTAGTATATGGAATAAACCTAATGAACCAAAACGAAATATACATTACAAGCCGTTCTAAGAACCTTAAGCGTGAACTAGGTGGGTATGTATGGGCAAAGGATAAAGAAGGCAATACACTACAAAAGCCAAGCGGTTTACACCCTGATTGTATTGACGCAGCACGGTACGTTTTAACAGACCAATTAGAGAACCCAAACAAAGGGGAATACTTTATTTATTAAAATATTTGTTAATAAATTGTTGGTATGTCAAAAATATGTTTTATATTTGGTGTATAATTAAAAACAAACGATATGAACAATGTATTTGAAACACTAGGTTATAGCATTGACGTACTTGACCCAATAACAAAAAAGTATTTAGGCTGCTTTACATTACCGACCTCAGCGCAGATAGAGCAATTTGGTTACAATAGCAGAAGGGTTGAATACCTTGATATGGTAATTAAAAAAGGTACAAAAAAAATAAAGGTGCAAGGCGATTACATTTTAGAAAACCAAGTATTGTGTGGGAAAGTAATTGGAGATAGGTTTGAAGTACTAAGAAGAAGCAAAGATTGGCTTAATTAAAAAAAAATACATATATTAGCAAAAAACAAACAATATGAGTTATTTAGTAGATGAGTACGAAAGTTATTTAGAAAGCATTGGGGATACCAATGACGAACCCTGCCCAACTTGTGGGCGACCAACAGAGAAAGACTTCTGCGATGGGGAATGTTTTGAAGCATATTTACAATAAACAAAAAATTAAAATGGAAAAATACAAACAAAATTTAAGATTGGAATCAAATAAAGTTTACAGCTACAATACCCACGTAGCAACAATAGAAGGCTCACAGCTTATCCAATTAGGCTGGTGGAGTGTAACAACCCAGAAGCATATTAACTACGTTGCAAATGAATTGGGATTGGGTTTAATTAAAATACAATAATTATGAAAATACAAGATTCTTATGAATACAGGTTGGTTAAGGAATTGACCAAAAAAGAAAACAAAGTAGCACTTAGAAAAACCTTACTACTTGGAACAACCTTGTTCGGTTTTGGAATGATGGGTATATTTGGATTCATACATATATTAGGATGGATACTGAAACTTTAAAGCCTTGGCAAATTAAAAAGCGTTGCTGGGAACAAATGTTCTTTGTAGTGCAACGGCCAATGGGAATAGGTTATAGCAGAAAGCCTTATCCGGTACAGTTGATAATGGATATGCAAGGACAATTAAAACTAGGGAAAGATAGCTACGAACAGAATAGCAAAGCCTTAGAAGAAAAAATAGATGAAATGTATTTGTATATGTACAAAAGATTTGTATATTAGTAGAAGAATAGTTTAGATTAGTTAATAATGCGGATTAGGGAGGTGGAAACGCTTCCCTTTTCCTTTTATACATAATTCACTTAATTTTATTGTATTAATATGAGAGTTGAAATAATAGTACCAAGCAGCTTAAACGATATTACCTTAGAGCAGTATCAAAAGTTTGAGAAGATAAACACCGAAGATAATGCGGATAGTAATTTCTTGCTTCATAAGACCGTTGAGATATTTTGCAACCTAGAATTAAAGGACATTGCAAAGATTAAATTCTCATCCGTAATGGGCGTGATAGAAGACATCAATAAAGCGTTTGAAACCAAGAATGAGTTAATACCTACCTTTAACCTAAACGGCACTACATATGGCTTTATAACAAACCTTGACGATATGACTTTAGGCGAGTACATAGACCTAGATGAGAACCTAGGGGATTGGTCTTCTATGCACAAAGCAATGCGAGTACTTTACAGGCCGATTAAATTTCAAAAGGGTGATAGGTATCAAATAGAGGAATACGATGGTTTAAAGAGTGCTGACGTAATGAAGCGGATGCCTCTTGACGTGGTAATGGGTGCAATGATTTTTTTTTGGAATTTAAACAGCGAACTGCTAGAAACTACCCTGAATTATTTGAGCAGGGAATTGAAGGAGGACAAGAATACTCATCTACTGCAACATTTGGAAAAAAATGGGGTTGGTATCAAAGCCTCTATGGAATCACTAAAGGAGATGTTACCAAGTTTGACGAGGTTACAAGACTAAACGTACACGAGTGCTTAATGTTTTTGGCATTTGAAAAAGAAAAGAACCAACTGGAAAGACAGTTAATAAAAAAGAGATGAAAGGATTTTACAATATAACAGACAAAATTAAAGATGCGTTAAACGCTGAACCATTTGTGAATACAGTTACCTATGGCAGCTTAGATGACGTTGATTTAAATAAACAAACTATCTTTCCTTTATCCCATTTGATAGTAAACAACTGCACAGTTGGAACAAACACCCTAACTTTTAACATTAGCATCCTAGCAATGGACGTAGTGGATGAAAGCAAAGAAGAGGTTACAGATGATTTTGTAGGAAACGACAATGAACAGGACGTACTTAATACACAACTAGCCGTACTAAATAGAGTGATTGCTTTATTGCAGCGTGGTGATTTGTATTTAGAAAAATACCAAGTTCAAGGTACTGTAAACTGCGAACCTTTTGTAGATAGATTTGAAAACAAGTTAGCAGGATGGGCTGCTACATTTGACGTATTGGTGCAAAACGATATGACCGTATGCTAACAAAGGGTGAAACATATGAGGCTTTAGAAGCGTTTAGGGAGTTTGTGATTAAGCAGTCAAGAAGTAGGTTGTCTAAAAGCAAAAAAAACAATAGCAAAAAGCTATATGATTCTATTAAGGGTTACACTAAAGTAAACCCCAACTCTTTTAGTTTATACTTTGAGATGGAAGATTATGGTGCTTACCAAGACAAAGGGGTTAGCGGTACACGTAAAAAATACAACACACCCTTTTCTTACACTAGCAAAATGCCACCAATTAAACCCTTAGCGGACTGGGCTAAGTCTAAGAATATAAGGCTAAGAGATGCAGGGGGAAAGTTTAAAAAAGGAAATTACAATACAATAGGGTTTTTAATTTCAAGAAGTATATTTAGAAATGGTATTAAGCCGAGTTTGTTTTTTACAAAACCATTTGAACAAGCGTTTGAAAAATTACCAGAAGAACTATTGCAAGCGTATGGTTTAGATGTAGAAGACCTTTTACAATTTACACTTAATAAGAAGTAGAATGATAATAAGAGCAAGAAGCCCTTTTACTATAAAACAAACAGAACCTTCGCCACCAGTCGAGTTGCCTAGATTTACTTGTGCTGATACGGTTATAAGTGGCTTGGCTATTGCAGCAGACGGAACGGTTACAAATCCAACTGTAACGGTAGGAACATTTCATTCCATCGAACCAAGCACGTTTACAACGGTAGATGTGGACACGGTACATAATGTAGTGGTTAAAGTTACTTACGATAATACTAATTTTAGACCACCTAGCGAAACATCAGCAGAGTCTTATTGCGTGGTTCAAGTAACCCAGCCAGCAACAGTAGTTCCAGCAACGTGTTTAAACTTTGAACTAAGAAACCCACACCCGACAGACCAAGCTTACTATCAATATGTGAACTGCTCCAATTCCGCAATTAGCGGTTATTTAGCTGCGGCGACAAATTTAACTGTATGCGTTTATCCTAACACAACCCCTTTTATAACAAATCAAGGAACACAAAAACTAGCATACTATTTTAACCTTAACACAATCTGTACATAATGAGAATAAATACACGAAGCCCGTTTTTTATAGAATTTAACAGCAATTAATTATGCCAACACTAAGCCAAGCAAAATTGGAATTATATATTTACGAAGGTACTTCGGGGAATTATACTTCTAGTGATTTAAAATATAGCCTTTCTAAAAACAGAATATCAGGTCAAAGCAATATATTATTTGAGATTAGCGAACTGGTAAGGGATTACCTTGACCAAGACTTCAATAATGACTACGTTAGCCAAACCAAATGGGTTACAGCCGTTACAGACCTATTCGATGAAAATGGTGTGGAGTTTACAAGCGGAAGCCCTGTTACCAATCACTACCTAGCACTAGATGGATATGGTTATTTCGAGGAGGGTATTAACCCACAGCTAAACGATGATGTACTTATTTCGGTAGATAAGTTATACTTACCCGAAGCAACGGCGGGAAAGCTACCTATATTGGCTTCTGGGGTTGGTAAGGTTGCTATTGATTCGGTAGATACACAAATTACCGACAACGGAAACACAAACCAAAAAATACAATACATTGCAATTGGTTCAAATGCTACAAGCGTTGTGGTTTATGACACGGATGATACAACCGTATTGAGAAACATAACAATAAAACGTATCTGCGAACCTAAATTCACACCCTATAAAGTAACATTCGTAAACAAGCACGGTGCTTATCAGGATATGTACTTCTTTAAAAAGGCAGTTGAATCTATGAGCGTAACGGATAGCAAGTATAAATCCAATACCATAAACACCACTTCGGTAAGTTATCCAACCTACAAAGGTCAAGAGGAAAGATACAAGGTAGATGCCAGAAAAAGCGTTAGCCTAAACACAGGGTTTGTAGATGAATCATTTAATGAGGTGATTGAAGAACTGTTGTTGTCGGAAAATGTCTGGATAAGATGGGAAAACAAAACACTACCAGTAATACCAAAAACAAAATCAATGACATATAAGACTGGTTTAAACGATAAAATTATAAACCATACAATTGACTTTGAATTTGCATTTAGTAAAATAAATAACATTAGATAGATGTTAAAACTTCAACTATATATCGAGGGCGAAGCAATAGAGTTATTTGATGATGAGTCAGTTTCTTTAACGCAAACCATTCAAGACGTTAGGGATATTTCAAAAATATTTACTGACTTCTCAAAAACTTTTAACGTTCCTGCTTCTAAAATAAATAACAGATTTTTCAAGCACTTCTACAATTCCGATATTGTGGGATTTGATTCGGGAACAAAAAAGAGTTCCGAGATATATTTAAACCACCAACTATTTAAGAAAGGTAAAATTAAATTAGAAGGTGTAAGTATGAAAGCA